GCCGTCCTGAACACCAACTTTAGCGCCAATAACCTTGGCGGCAAGGTTCATCAGTGACCGTTGCGCGTCTAGGTTGTTTGGCCCAAGAGTAATGCAGCGCACGGGGAACAACATTTTTACGATGTTGAAGTTAAACGCCTCGAATGTTGGCGCGTCAATGAAAACGCACGGGGGGCACAAATTGCGCGGGTCATTTACTACCTGCAAGCCACTTACGGCGCTGAGCGTTGCTACTAGGTCGTCTAGAGCCTCGTTAAAGAGGTCTGTAAAGGTCACTGGCATGCGCTAGGCCACTTGCGGTCTGTCAATGCCGAGCAGTTGTTTGATGACGCCTGACAGGCCTGTAACGGTCACTGCGCCACCGTCGCCAAAACTGGCGAACGAGTCAATGCTGCCGCGCTGGCGGTACAACATGCCGCCGTACTGAATGGTGCCAAGCGTTACGTCACCACTTGGGCTACTGCTTGGGCTATCTATCCAGCCGGACTCTTGACGTCGGCGAAACGCAAAGGCGTTTGCAGCTGACGCGCACTGAGTTAAGAATGTTGTATCGGCCACGGTTGCGGTACCGATGCCTAACCAGTCTTCAATTTGGGTGGCGGTAATCCAAGTGCATGTAGGCGCATACGTAAGCGTGCCGGTGGCTGGGCCGCGCTCGACGTCTGCCGCTGTCAACTTAAATAAGACTTGGTTAGGTAATGGCAAGTCATAGTTGTAAAGCAAGTCGCCGTATTCGTCTACGCCTAAGTAATAAAACTGCGGGCAAGCATAAACAGTGCGCGTGCCGTTGAATGTTGCGTCAACGGCCGCCACTGTGATGCTGTCGCCGGGCTGAATTATTGCGTTAGTGAGCAGTTGCAAAACGCCGTAGTTATCAACGATTTGCTTGTGCGTAATTGTGTAAACCGCCATGGCGGATAACCGCCTTTCGGGTTAGACGAACTTGACGAACTTAGTTGCGTCTGCCATGAAACTGGCGGCGTAACCACGGAAAGCGATAGTGCGGCCGAGCGTGCTTGGCACGTCTACCGAAATAGCGCCTTTCATCTGCTCGTAGAACTCGAAGCCTGCGGCTGGGCCTGCTGCGTGTCCCATGAATGAACCGGGCGCGTTTTTGTCAACTACCAAAACGAGGCCAAGCGGGTTGCCGTTCCAAGTGTTTGCTGCGGCTGTACCAGCGGCGTTTTGACCGCTTAAGTTTGCTGCGCCAGCGTATGGGAAAAGCGGACGGCCTGAGTCGTCTACAGCGCTCGAAAGAGCCGCCCAACTGGCTGGGGTTACAACCATGTGGGTTGGCAAGTAGTTAGAGCTTGCTGAGATTTGGCGGGCGCCTTCATAAATTGCGATTACCCAGTCAGCGCCTACTGCTGTGTCTGCAACGCTGCTGGTCTGTGTGATTGCTGCGTGGCAAGTGTCTACCGCGTAGTTGTCGGTTGCTTGACCGTAGGCGATTGCCAACTGCTCAAGAATGATGTTGATTGACGCGGGGTCTGACCAGTCAAGGTCTTGTTCCGAAACGGTTACGTAAGTTCCGAAAGTAAGTTTGCTTACGTCGTTGTTGGCAACGGTTACGGTTGATGGGTCGAGCGTGTTGAGTTGACCGGTTGGCTGTTGTGTTACTACTGGACGTACCGTAATTTTTGGACGGCGGAATGTTGCGCCAGCGGTTGGCATTGCTTTTGTACCAATAGCGGTGACAAACGGGCGAATGGGGTTAAGCGAGTCGTACACGCTGCCGGTGATGACCTCGGGCAAGATACCTGGTGTATCGGCTGTGGTGATGTCTGGCGCAGCTGCTTTAATGCGTGCGTTCATTTCAGCAAACGCGGTGCTGCCTGCTGCCATTGCTGCAATGTATTCGCTAGGTGATGGCAACTTAAATTGTGGTTTAGCAGTTGCCCACAAAGGCGCTGTAGGTGTTGATGCCTCTACTACTGGTGCTTGGTTTTCCATGACGGGTGACTCCTCTGGGGTTTCTGTAGTTTCTTCTTCGGTTTCGTTCTCGTCGGTGTCGGGTTCCGTCTCTACTGATGTTATATCAGACTGTGCAGCAATTTGGTGGATTTTCGCATCGGCAAACGCGCCTTCGGAAACCATGCTTAATTCTGACCAGATAGCGGCGGTGACGTGCATAACGCCGTCTACCATTGTCCACTCTGTCGGGGTCGCGCCAACGCTTACCGAGTCAAGCACGCCGTCTTGGGCAAGTGTAAGTGCCTCGTCGCCAGCGTTGGTGGCTGAGATACGCGCGGCGAACATGACGCCTTCGGGTGTTTCTACGCGCTCGGTCACAATGCCAATGGGCTTTGTCGAGTCGTGGTACTGCATGAGTTTTGGCGCGGGGCCGTCAACTGGCAAACTGCCTGGCATAAAAAGTACTTCTTGCCCAGTGCTGGTACGTGCGGCCACGTTATATGGCGCGGCTAAACCGTAAATTGTGCGCTTAGGCGTAGCGCCTTTAGCGGCCTCGACAGTAAAAGAGCTGGGGGTAAACCTAATCATTTGCGTACCTCGGGGTTTCTATTGTTGTTTCTGTTTCTACGTCGGCGCCGCCTAGGTAGGACTCGCTTAGGTATTCTTCTACGTCAAACTTAACGTAAGTGCCATGGGGTAGCACGTTGTCACTTGACAAGGTTTCTGCGATGCAGTCGATAAAAGCCTTGGCACCAAATAGGTAAAGGTCTTCGCGTGCACCTCGGGACGTGGTGTATTGGTAACTGCCTTGGTCAATACCAGCCAAGTAGTTGGGGATATTGGCGGCGCGGCAGAGTTCGCGGGCTTGGAAGTCGCGGGACTCGACAAGCAACATTTTGTCTGGGGTCGCCGTGGTGGCCTCGTATGTCAAGTACTCGTTTAGTGCTGCCGTTTGGTTTGTCATGCGCGCGGCGTTAAAAGCGGCTGCCATGTCGGCTAGTTCTTGGCCGCTCAAAGGTTCGCCACCAACTTGGCGCAAAACGCCCGCAGGTATGGCCGACTCAGCATTGCGTCGTGCGCTGGCCTCTAGCCGTAAAGCGGTGGTGATGGCTTCGCTCGACGTGTAAAGCAAACCTTGTACCGGGCTAAGAAACTGCACAAGGTTTTCGGACTCGATAGGCAAACCCGAAAAGAAAACTTGGTTAGACGGCCCAAACCATACGGGGCCGGCTTGGTCTTGAGTGGTGACCATTGCAGCTGGTAGGCGCTCAAATGATGCGGGGTAACCGTCGGCGGTACGCGATTTTATGTACCAGAAGGCTCTTCCGTACATGAATAAATCATCGAATGTAAAACTTAGAATAAAGTTATTTGTGACGTTTGGGTCTATACGGCTGAGCCATGCGCGGGGGGCAAGTGGCACTTTTTCTAATTCTTCGCCGTTCCAAATGTCGCGGTACATCTCTAATTTAAGACAGCCAATGACGCTGGCCATAAGGTCGCGGGCGCGTGAGACAGTCGGGACGCGCATAGCAATTTGTCGCATTTCGCCGTTTGTGTAGGCGTAGAAGTTATTAATTTGGGACGCGCCAGCATTACCGCCAGAGCCATAGCCCACGGCGGCTTTTATCTCGGGGTCTACTGACGTGCCTACCGCGGCAACTTTGTTACGTCCAAATAAAGCCATGTGGATATCTTGCCATTTCCTATGTGGGTAAATGTGGATAACCGACCAAATCCCGACGAAATGGCCGGTTGTCCACAAGTGAGTGTACTACCTGCTGATAACAAGTAAAGGCTTGCCGGCGGAACTTGGGCGCGACTCTAAAGCGGCGGCCCATACCATGCACCGGGCTAACTCGATGGGCCCCGGGCTACGGGTAGAACTGAGAGCTACGGAACCTTGGTGTTTAATCATTACGGCGCGCTCGACATGTTCGGCTAATAGTTTTTCGCCAGTTTGCCCAATGCGGTTTTCTACAATTAGTGACCGTACCGCAAGAGTCCATTTCAGTAGCTCGCGGTAGCCAACAATGGTGCGGCGGCGCTCATGCTTGGGCGGGCAATGGGTTTCTAGCACTGGCGTTATTGCAATGCGCAGCTGTGGGTTGCGTTCTACTTCGCGCTCGACACACGCCCACATTTCGGCCATGTTGTCTACGTCAAAAGCGGTAGTAATTACTGTCTTGTTTTCTACGCGCACGGCACGCACCCCCACGTAGCGATTTTCGTCTATGGACTGTTCTATCGCAAGCACACCCCCCGATGGGACTTCACCGGTGTATAGGCACGCTTCCCATAGGCCGTTTTCTAACCAGCCCGAATGTGAACTAGTCCACAAGTTGACCGAGCCGCGCAAAAACGCATTGCGGTTGGGTGCCTTGGCTTCAGCTTCAATAACTGACATGTCGAGCGTGTAACCAAGCGCGGGGTTGGCGTAAACCCAAGCCTCTGGGGTCATCGGGTCAATGTTGCTAGGCGGGCTGTATTCAGCAAAGTACAACGGGCCGTGCTGGCGCGCGTCAATGGCTCTTATGCCTTGCTCTCGCCAGCGTAATAAGGCTTTACTTTCCGGCGTACCCGCTGTACTAAACATGGCCATTAAAGGATTTTTGCGGGCGCGCTGAGACGGTAACAAGCCTTCATCTATGGCGGCCTCGCTGACACTCCATACCTCGTCAACACAAATAAGGTCGGCGCTATAACCGTGCCCGGCTTGTGGGGTTGCAGCTCTAACTAGCCATGTGCTGCCGTCTGGCATTTCTAGGTTCATGCGGCCGTATGACCAAGATATTTTGGCATTGAACTTGGCACCAAGAATGGGGGCAAGGTACTTAAACAGCGCAGTAGACAAGTCGAGTTGGTGACTGCATGTAATGACGGTTTGGGGTTTGCCGCGCCCAAAACCTTGGGTTGCTAACCAGCTGCCAACCAAGGCCGCCATGGCGGTTGTCTTGCCGGCTTGACGCGCTACGGAACATAAACCAACACGGTTTACAAAGTTGCCGGCATCGTTCAATTCGGTCATGCCGTGCAATATCCGTGTTTGCCAAGGCTGCAAAGTGACGCCTAACACCTTCTCTGAGAAATCCCCAATTACCGCAGCGTGCGATAGTCCAC